GCCATCTGTAGGCTATAAGGATGCGTTGTAATCAAGAACAGGGGGCCCGACAAACATTGACATCGAAAGGTCCTCACCAGCAGCACAAGATAAAATAATAGGCTGCGTAACGTAAATTGACGAAGAACCAATCACCAACAAATTCCAATGTAAATTGTAGGTAGTCGCTGATGGTTTAAACCCATGCTCCAAATCGCGCCCATCCACATACTGCCAATAAATGTTGGGTGGGATCTCAATATCGAGCATCCCATCACCATCATTACAAACCACAGCACCATCCATCACAGTGCGGAACATCGCATTAGTGAGAAGATTCGCGGTTCGGCCACCAGCAAAATCACCATTGGCACGAGATCTACGCATACCCATAAGAATCGGCTTGCGAGTATCCGGCCACATGAAACCGCCGGTAGAACCATTGGCAATAAAATTGTCGTAATTAGAAGTGGGGACTGACATAGCCCGCCACCTCATCGAACCTCGGACTGTGGCATAGCCCAAGGAAAACCATGAGACCCATGTCCAGTTGCTACGAGCAACTGCACCACTGGGCTCAGCCCCTGAAATTTGACCCGCAAGTTGCGGCAACAGGGGATACATGGGGACGATGTACTGATACATTGTGGTGCCAAAATTAGTGACACCATGGTCGGCCGCATACAACACACGAAAGGTGCAAAAGCGCTTAATCAACGAACGAATGCTGACCGGCACCTCACCAAACGTGGCCATAGCGATATTATCGACAAAAGAAGGCTGACCATTAATACAACAAATACGAGTCCCATCACCAGAAACACTAGGGACCAAAGCGCCCTTTGGAATTGAGCGATCAACAGGCATGGTTGTTTTACCAGCCTGATTAGCGGTAGTAGTCCAATACCGCAAATTAGTAGTGTCAGGATTCGCCACCATGTAATCAGGACCACCACGTATAGTCACAATTATAGACACATCATTGTTCGTGGTTTGTGGCGCGATCAAGGGGGCCTCGACAATAACGAAGAGACGCCCGTTGTCGTTCAAGTCAATACCCGCGGTAGTGCTCGCCCAAACAGCAGGGCACGTGTCATTAGTGGCACTGGTCCCGACAACCAGCCACAAATTATCACTAGCCCACGACACACACACCTCCAAATCACGCTCGGAGTCCAAATCAAGGACACAATTGGCACGTATGCCATAAGGCTCAGTACCGATGGCCGCCAAAGCCACAGGTTCATAAACCAAACGCAAACGACCACGATGCTGATTGGAGGCACTGACGTGGAACTTATAAATAATAGAACCACGCCAGTTTGTAAAGGGCATCGACGCCCAAAGCAAAGAAGTCGGGGCAAACTTGGTACCAGACGGGCCAGTTGGACATAAACGCGGTGTAACGGGGAAAACCGAAATAACCGTGTCAGTAGTCTGAGCCAATGTCCACGCAATAGTGCCAAGATAAGACTCATGCGAAAACCAAGTTGCCAACGACATCTCATCGGCCTCGGGCCCACCAGCTAGGGCACCCGAAATAGTGAGAGCGGACGTACTCATCAAAGTAGTGCGCTGAGCTGACGAGGGAACATCTGCAAGAGCAAAAGACGACGAAGCCCGCGACACCACAGGTGTAGGAGCACGATCATCCGTCGGAGCAGAAAGCCCAAAGAAGGCAGCAACACTACCAGCAATAGAAGCGGCAGTGCTAATAGTTGTAGCCCACGGGGACAAAACCGGAACCGCTTCAGCCACCGCCGCGGCACCATCCGCAATCATACCAGCAACTCTAGAAACTGGCCCTGTGGCGCCCTCCTCCTTAGCCGGCGGATCACTCACACTAGGCGGGGGCGGCAAAGAATTCACCTTAGAAATGCTGCGCCCCGCCCTAGCCCTTGGACCCCGCTTAACCGGCGGGGATGGCCCAGATTGAGAAAACGGGGCAACACCAGTAGGACCCGTCAACTCCAAATCAGTCAACCAACCTCTAACGGTAATCGGGATGGGCGGCACTGTCGCCCCATTGGAAAAACCCAGCGCGGCCAAAGGACATGCGTAAAAGATAGGGCGACCAGTCTGGGTCAGTTCCGCAGCCACGGTAAGATCCATGTAAGGTTGAATACGATGGAAAGGATACTGCAACTCAGCCACAGTCGGGTTAGCGGCAGACAACATCAAGTGCGGAAAGTGGAACAAACCACCCGCGCACGAAACGTTATTGCCACTTATACCCGAATGATTGAACGCAGCGGCGATAAGTAAATCGCCAAAATGAAAAGCTGTAGGGTGATACTCAAAGCGCAGGTTAAAAACAAACCTGGCCCTAGAATACCCATAAAGCTTACGCTGGACCGCGGTGATCGAAAAGTACTCTGACCACCAGTCATACCCAGTAATAGTGAAGGCCGTGTCCCAAACAATCGGAGCAAGAGTAAGGGGCCGTTCAAAAAACTGGGTTGGATCAACATTAACTTCATTGAACATGGACCTGGCCAAAGGAAACGCCTCAGATTTTGTAGCAATCAAGGTAGTTTCAGCAGAAGCAAGGTCCCCGGCAGGCGAAGTGTCCTCAACAGTAGGACTTTTAAGGATGTTCGTCACACCCGTAGAGCCGACCTGAGACGGCACAATTGAATTTTGAGAAGCTATAGAAGTAAGTGTAATTACAACACAGTGGAAACACTCATAACCACGTGAGGTTTTGTGCAAATGGCCAACGGCCAACATGTACAGGCAATCGGCCCGTGTAGCACAACACGGTTTTGACACCATATAACCAGCACACGGGCAGCTTAACACACTGCCAAGCGTGGCAACTACGATGCTAACGTAGCGAAGGACTCCAGTCCCACGTGGTGAAATTCCCGTCACGGAACTCACCACGCATAGTCTCAATGGACGGGAAAGAAACAGTACCAGGCGGCAACAAAGACGCCGCCTGTTCAAACTTACCCATCCACGAAACAAGGGTGTTTTCGCCATGCACCCACAATTCACGATATGCATTGACCAGGGCCTGGCCATCACGCACCTCAGGCGGGACACCAAGCTCCGCCGATGACATGCTAAGCGACTTCAAAATAGACGAAGTCTCCAAAGCAAGCACCCACTCATTTAAGTCATTATTAAACACAAACCTACGCTTCAAGATGGTCATCTCGGTGATATCATGGAAATCACTAGTTAACTCAGTCTTATCGGCAGCAGTCATAGTCTGCGAAAAACACTTTCGTAACACCCCAGCAACCTTCGCTGGGGTGTACCAGGAACGAACATGCGGCGCAACAAACGCCACAAAATCATCCCCATACACCAACGGATAGACACAATCAAAGAAAACATAAGTCGTGTCAGGCCGCAGACGCATAAACGCGAGGAACAAATAGCACACCACTGCTAAAGTGTTCCAAAGCGTGGTGCCAGCACACCCAGACGGGTTACCTGAACTGTACCAAAGGCTCATCGTGTCAATCAACACACACCTCGGCACAAGGCTACTCAAAGCAAGCCAAAAATTAGACAAAGCATCTGGGGAATAACCATGACATCGGGCAACGTGGTAAGCAATGCACGTGACAATGCGCATAATACCGGACGAGAAAACACGGTCGAAGGACTTAAAGTCCCCATCCCAACCTTTCAGGTCCGGTGAAACACGCCTTGCACGCGCAACAAACCACTTCGCATCAGCTACAGCATTGGCACCAACAATGATGCCAATCTCAGCCCTACACTTCAAAATATGGTCAAGCACAGGGTTCAAAAACATGCGTAAGACCATGTACTCATCAAACGTAGAAACACTAATCGTACGGGTTGCACCCGTAGCAATCTTACTTGACGGTCGCAACTCATCTTTCAGAAAACCACGGTAGCCAGATATGTTCAGGCCACCTTGCAACAGCCGTAACCTAACGGCCACAGCAAGCGCCAGGGCCTCACCAGGCACCCAAGAACCATCAGCGCCCCTAGCAACATAGGCAGATTTATTACCAACGAAACCAGGGCCGGCCGAACGCGCCAAATCAATGGACCTAACACGCCCATAGGACGCGCACGCTTCTTCAAGCGTTAAGTCTCGAAACAAATCGGTTGTGTAAACACGACCAACTAAATCCGCGACCATCTCATTTATCTCCGCGACAGAAACAGAGCAATTAAGTTGAACATCATCAACGATCGCGTTCTGAAACGGATTAAGGATAGCGCGAACACCACCCACACAAGGCGCGACGAAAGGTCGCAGTGGCGCAGGAGCCAACCCACCGGAGTTGCCGAACACACGGTTATACGCCGTGAACCGCCAACGGGCGGTCATATCATCACGACGCGAAACAACACCAAGCAGGGCAATATTAGGCCCAGCCCTGGTGTAAGCCGCCATGTCCTTGAGACCACAAGAAATGGACTCAGGCTTAACAGCAGAATGCGGGATCACACGCAATTGACACCACGGCACGCGCGACAACTCAACAGCCCGCTGGGCGAGAACACTCAGCGCCTTACGGTCGGTATATGTGAAGCCAATCGCCCGCTGCCAACCAAACGAGTGCAAACCGTACACCCGGCCATCACGCACTAACGGGTCACCACACTGACCTATCACACCTTCAATATCAACGGCCAATGTCACACCACGGCGCGTACCCTCCACATGTTGACCCAACACAATCGAGTCAACGGTAACAGTTTGCTTCGAAACCCGCAATTCATAGCGGGATTGATCATAATTCACACGGTAAAGGTCAAACACGCCACCCACCGGTTTATCACCGAAATCATCCAGAACCATGAAATCGGTAACCGGCAGTGGCGGCGCGTAAAACACCGCTAAATCAAGATCACGGTCCATAGCAACACACATCGACGGGTCCGGACACGGAAAAATCACTGTGTCTATCGTCGAACCAGAGCCACTACGGCCAATGATGGCAACGGTGCGCTCAGCATCATAACCACCAAAAACATGGGCCACAGTTAAAACATACCCACGGCCAAACAAAAGCCCGGTAACCTCCCCAACATTGGGATCACCACGCCGACCAACCTGAACTCGCACGACACATCGAAACAACGCCTCATCAGTTGGCAATGAACCACAACGCATCGGCTGAGCAACAGGTTGACGCAAAACACCAGGCCAAATTAACGGCGGCAAACCACGCGACATGGCGGCCAAGTCAAGCTGATACCCCAAAGGGTTACGCTCGACAACAGCAACTGCTTCAGGCACCATCACCGGGCGAGGAACATCATCATCCTCCTCGGCCATCTGCATTGCGGCAACAACCACAGACGGGCCATGCTGCGAAACAGTAGGCCCAGAAAAATGGGAACCCTGACTCCTAGCTAAATAAATGCCACCAACAAGAGTGCCAACAAGAACTGCAAGCGCCATAGAATGACGACGCAACAGCTCTGCAACAATCAAATGGCGGTTACGACTAGCCTTAAACACCCCACGTAACAACATCCAAGTTGGCATGGTGCCTATCGCCCAACGCGTGAACTCCTCCATAAACATAGGATGAAACACACCACGGGCAGACTCCCACGCAACGCTAACGACAGTAACAGGCATGGTCGCAATGAACACCAAAGCTAAATTAATCGCGTCCAAAGAAAACACGGACGTGATAACCGAAACGAAGATGACACGCAACGCCAAAAACCAGTCAAAAACGGGACGACGGTTCATGACGACAGGACCAGCCTGGGTCTTCGGCTCCCCAACCTTTGGGAAAAACAACTTATATGGATCAGCAGGAGAGCCACCTCCCGCCATAGAATTATACATCGCAACCTCACGCCGCGCATGATCACTGGCAAGTTGCAAAAGCAGCGGAATCCATACCAAATGGTCCGCACCTTCATACAAACACACATACCCGCCAGCACCATCACGCGCATGCACGTCAAACCTAAGAACCTGAACGGTCCATGTCACGGCCGCACCAAGTGGCCCGGCCGTAGCAGCCTCAACAGGCGTGAACCGCAGCACACGAAGCATCACAAAACGCCTCGCCAAAGCCGCTGGCTCATTGGCAACAAACTGGACAGCGGCACTAAAAGGCTGGTTCCCAGCCAATAACACAACCCGCGGCCTAGCATGAAGCCCAGTCTTCCCAGCCAAATCAGCAGTTTCAAGCTGAAAAGCTTGCGAACTAACTAAGGTCTGTAAAAGACTAACCAAAAGAGCGTGGTCAGGAGCCACACCAGCCACAGGCTGGCTAGGCAAGTAATCATCAAAAATGACAGCAGAAGCAGACGGGCGCAGCCAATCGCCCGAATACTTACTACTCGGCCGGAACGTGCACACGGCACCACTCCAAGACATGCCACCAGTGACCTCAACAAGGGCGTGCACAAACGACTTAACAAAAGTCGACTTGCCACACCCTGGAGGGCCAACAACCTCAAGGCCAAACGGCGCAGGCCGTCCACGAGACGCACTAACAGCAGCAGATGTGACTGTCACAAAAGCACGCAATTGCGTCATGGCCGCCATGACCATCGGATGCGGGTGTTTAGCCCGCTCAGCCTTAGCCGTCAACTTTTCAAGCAACGTGACGGCCTCATCCAACAACAAGGCGGCTTCTTCATCACCAGCCACAGTCACCTGCGAAAGTATGGTAAACGCCCGCTCAACGTCAGACCCAACCGCCATAGCGGCAAACAACGGGCTTAACGAACGGGCAACCACACAGGCGGGGAATACGTCAACAACAAACGAAACAGAGGCCCTAGCCTTAGCTTCAAAGTCATCAACATCCCGAACCACAGAAAGCACACCACGCATCAAAGCACGCATGCGCGGATCCGGAGACGACCCGAACAATTTTGTAAGGGAGATCATCGACGCTGACGCCATAACAGCGCGCCATGCAAAATCGCCAGCATACGAGCCACCAGCCTGAACAAAAGGTGCATTAACTTCGCTCCACATGTCGACAGCATAACCAACATAAGGAACAAAATCATGCCCATACGCCGCAAATCGAATCGCGGCCTGAGTGGCATCAGGAGCCAACGCCACATCAACTAACATGTTCATCATGTCAAGAACATCAGTGACAAGCCCAGAAGACACTGCACGTGTAGCCAACACAACAGTCTTCAAAGCATGCAAATCTGCTACTGGCCCAGGATTAGACTCAACGTCACCATCCAAAGTCAAATCGCGCCGCCACTCAGTGTCACGCAACGCAAACAAACGCGGCTGCAGCGGCAAGGCAAAAGCCGCACGAGCCTTTATGGCGAAATTCCACATCCGCCAATTAAGGCTCGCATCCTCAACAAACCACTTACGAGCCATGTAGACCCAATTAAACACAGGGTCAATAGAACTCGGCCCAAAAACAGCCATGCCAAGAAACAAAGGCTCACGAGCATCGCCCTCAAACAACTGCGCCAAACCAAAATTGGCAACACGAAATACTTCAATGGGCAAACAAGCCTGCTGCACATACAAATAAAACAGCGGCGTGTATACCTTGGACCACTCAGGTCGCCAATCTTGGAAAAACATTGGGCCAGGATTGGCCACATCAGTATCGGAAGCCAAAAGCCCGAGTATTACCTCCTTACGTGACCTAGCACGTTGCGATCGTTTAAACCTCAACTTGCCCAACTCACGCTGAAAGTGACGCTCAAGTCGTCGCTCTTCACGTTCACGACGACGACGGCGCATAGCAGATTTACGTGCCTCAACAGAGGCACCAGAAACAACAAGATTCGGGACCCCAAAGTCAACCAAATCTTGAAAATCTTGTTCAACATCACACACCTTGCGGTCACCACCTTTACGGGGGCCCGTCGTGGATTTCGAAAAACCACTCTGGTCACTACGGCCAGCACCGCGAGCCATTAAGCTCGCATCACCGCCACTTGTGGTGGCGGGCACCGTACTACGAGTCTCGCTCTTAGAGCGCCTCGTAGTCACGCTTTCCATAGCGCTAAGGTGGCCAAATCTTTATGTCAATGGCTGACAGAGGTCCATAATTTAACGTGTGAACAACACGGATGTTTCACTTAAAGAGCAGACTTACTGCTACGTGGCACACAGCAAAAACAACAAACCAAATGCCACGAATGCGCATCAAGTGTAAAAGCACTTGAACTTTTGAAATAACTAACAAATGGTTAGTAGACACCAGTTAAACACACTGGATAAATGCAGACAAACTAGAAATAGACACTGAGATCATCAGTGAATACTAGTATATATCCTACCAACAGGATGTTGGATAGCAAATTAGACAGGGGGGATTACCCC